GTCTGGATTAACCCAAAAAGAAATTGAAGAATTATAAATGGTGAAAAAAGAAAAAATAATTGCAATCAATGCACTTCAATTATGTATTTAGCTCTTAAAGAGCAGAAAGTTTGTTGTAGAGTGAGCATTCAAAAGTTGCACAAGTTACTTTTTAAGCATTAATTATCTTTGCGTTGAAAGGAGATACACCTATGAAGTTGATTGAAAATAATATCCAGAAGATTATTGACCTATGCAAAAAACATAAGGTACATAAACTGTTTGTCTCTGGTTCTGTTCTTACTAATCGTTTTAGTGAGAACAGCGATGTTGATTTAGTTGTCGATTTTAATAAGACAGAAGTAGGCGATTACTTTGATAATTTTTTTGATTTCAAATATGCTTTAGAAAATTTATTTGGTAGAAAAGTAGACTTACTGGAAGAACAGACTATTAAGAATCCATATTTGAAGAAGAATGCGGATGCAACTAAAACTTTAATTCTAACTGCTATTGAAGAAGTAGAAAGTTTCTTTGGCAATACTCCTAAAATTTATGATGACTTCTATAGTAACCTATGTCTTAGGCGAGCCATCGAAAAGAAACATAGAGATTATTGGTGAAGCTATGAATAAATACTAAAAGTTGATAAAGAGATAGCCATAACTAATTCGCACAAAATTGTTGATGCCAGAAACTATATCATACATGGTTATGACAGCCTATCAGTAGATATACTTTGGAGTATGGTTATTAATCATTTACCAAAACTAAGAAATGAAGTAATAGCATTACTAAATATATAAGGTTTGTGACTTATTCACGACCATTTATTCAGAACAGAGAGATTTATAATCTGGAGCGTTCTTTAAAATATTTCAATATTTATCTGTAAAACAATCATTTACGATTGATTTGATTAAATTACAGGGATGCTGTGTCACTGCTTCTTATGGTATGACAGATACAATGGGTCGTATGCACTCAGACGCTCAGTTCGCTGGTTCTTCATCAGTTCCTGCTCACGTAGAAATGATGGGATTCCTGGGAATTGGTAACAACCCGATGGTAGGTTGTACAGTAGCTTGTGCTGTAGACGTAGCTCAGGCTTTGAGCAAGTAATTATAACAATTACAACATATTAAATCCCTGTAACTGATAAGGTTATGGGGATTTTTATTTTCAGTATGTTCGTAGGTTGAACAGCTGATTTACCTCTTCTTCGACCTTTCTAAATCAATCAAGAATATTGGCAATAATTGGCTGAAATTACTGTAAGAAATTGACTCTTTAGGTCGTAAATGGGTTGCACGATTAAGAGTTGATTTAGGGTAAATTTGAGCTAAAATGGCAATTATCTTGCGACTTATTCGCGACCATTTTTCTATTTTCTTACAAGTGGTCGCAAAACATAGGATAACTACCTACATTACAGATAGATATAGCATATTTAAAGAACTTCCAAATGTCTAATTTTAATTGATTAAACCATGGAAAGAAGTTCATTTTCAATTCTCTTCTCAATAAGAGAAAGTAAAGCAAGAAAAAATGGTAATACTCCTATTGAGGTTACAATCACAGTCAATGGAGAAAGATGCTCATTCTCAACAGGAAAACAAATTAAAGTTACCAGTTGGGATAAGAACAGACAATTAGTAAAGGGTAAAGATGAGGAAGCTACAAGCCTCAACAACTACCTTAAATCAGTCAGAGCTAAGTTATATGAGAAAGAAGCTGAATTATTAGACAGAGGGTTCATTATTACAGCCCAACTTTTATATGATGCTTACTTTGACAAAGTAGAGTGTTTAAAAGAAAGAAGCCTATTAAGTGTACTGGAAGAGCATAACACAGAGCGTAAAGCAATGGTAGGTAAAACTGTTGCACCTGCTACTTATTGGATATTTGAATATACAGGCAGATTACTCAGAGAGTTCATTCTAAAGAAATATAACAGAGAGGATTTGTATCTAAGAGAATTGAACATTGGTTTTATTCAAGGTTTTCACTCATTCCTATTAAGTGAAAAGAAGATGGGGCAAAACTCCTGCACTAAGCATTTAAAGTTCTTAAAGAAGTTGCTAAATTTAGCTGTCGCCAACTCTTATATATCCTACAATCCTGTAAACGCTTATAAAGTAGAACGCGAACCCGTAGAAGTGGATTTCTTGGATGAAGAAGAATTGAGGAAAATTATCAACTTTGATACTCCTATCCCACGTTTTGAAAAAGCTAGAGATTTCTTTCTCTTTGGGTGTTTCACCGGATTAAGCTACATTGATATTAAAACATTAGCACCAGAACACTTTGAGAAAGACAGTGCAGGCAGAATATGGATTAAGAAGCGTAGAATCAAAACAGGTATACTTTCAAGAATCCCCCTACTTCCTATCGCCAAATTGATATTGGATAAGTACAAGGGTGGAGAGAAACTACTCCCTATTCAAGACCCTGCGGACATCAACAAATATCTAAAGGATATAGCTATACTTTGTGGAATTAATAAGCGAATCTGCTTCCACACAAGTAGGCACACGTTTGCAAGTACCGTTACTTTAGCCAATAACATATCTTTAGAAGTCGTTTCTAAAATGTTGGGGCATACTAACACAAGAATGACTGCCCACTATGCAAAGCTAATAGACAAATGCATAGGCGAGCAGATGGATAAACTCATGGATACGTTTACAGGAGATTCTGATTACTAAAGCATATCCTATCCACAAATTCCTCACTTGCAGCAAATGCAGGTGAGGATTATTTTTAAAGTAACTCGTATGGGGAAAATTAATCTATCATTATTAACAGAGAATACCTAGTTGATAATAAATATATCGATTATCAAGAACACGCAGAGTACTTCTTTCCTATCCTTCATTGTAAACGAGTCATTACACCATAAAGTTACCATTTTAATAATAGTGCTATAATAATAGCATTCCCCTATTCTCTTATCAAAAAAGTCTGTTTCGCTGTTGAAATCCCCCGAAAGCTTGATATATGTATGAAAACAAATATAATATTGTCAAGTAAGAACGATAGCTCTATACTAGACCGTCAGGTAAGGGATTGTCCTGATGTCATCGAAAAAACAGTTCCACAGAGAATTCCCCAAAGATACAAAGAGGATATCAAGAGATTACAGGAGAGATACGATCTATATGAAGGCTTGGTCATTAATGTGTCTCTCAAAGATTTCAAGGGCATATGTGAAAGGGATTATCCAAAGATTGAAGCTTACTTGGGATTAAGGAAATACCTGTTACGTACTTTCGGAGTAACCCTGAATATACACTCACAAAAGACTAAGGGTGATTTCGATAAAAATACAGATGAACCATAAATTTTGTATAACCGGGGTTAGCTGGAGGCAAAGAGTAAAGGAATGTAGTGTAATGATATACATAACTCCTATGAGGAGATAAAAGTGTTATAAAAAAGTGTGCAAATCGTGTACATTTTATAATAGAAGTACATTTTTTGTAGTATATTTTATAACATCTACATTATCCTACCGGTTATGTATTACATACTCTCTACTATCGTATACCCTCTGTCTCCGACTTACCCCATTCATCTTAAAACAAAAACATGCATAAAATTACATTAAATGTCCCCGATGGGATCAGATACCTTTCAGACTGGCACAATTTATGGAATACCCTGCTACCGGAAGGACAACATTACATTCTAAACAAACGTATATGCGGATGTGGAGCTACTGAAGCTTATCTAAGATCAGGCAGAAAAGTCATATTAGCCAGTCCCAGAAAACATCTGCTCTATAACAAGTATTCCCAGCACCTCTCCGATAACCTGCACCTGTACCGGTATCAGGGGGATAAGAAGAGATATTTTGAAAACACAGGCAATACGGAAAAGGATATTCTTGCCTTCAATAACGAACTGGGCAGATACGTACAATCTGGTGGAAGAAAGATACTGACTACCTACGATTCACTCGGGAAAATCGTAGAAGTCCTGATTAGTTCGGGAGAATGCCTGCAGGAATGGACCGTTGTAGTGGATGAATTCCAGTCCATGTTCTGTGACTGCCAGTACAAAGCGACGACAGAGTATGAATTCAGTATGATACTCGGAATGTTCTCCACCGTAGTTTATCTCTCCGCCACACCGTTTCTTGAATCCTATCTGGAGATGACCGGACAATTCGGAGGTCTGACGGTGTATGAACTCCTGTGGCCCGCGAACATGACACAAATTCCGGAAGTGGAAGTGATCAAGTCCAGAAAATCCGTTTCCTGCCTGTGTGCCCGACTGGTGGATGACTATCGGAAAGGGAACGGCAAGTCAATTCTGGTGGACGGTGGGAAGTTTATTGCCGGGGAAGCCGTATTCTATATCAACAGCATTTCGGAGATAAAAAAGATCATACTGGAAAACAACATACGTCCGGAAGAAGCCAATATCATCTGTTCCTCAAAACCGGAGAATATCAGGAAACTGGACAAACTCTCACGGGAGACGGGCATGAAATTCAGGATCGGAGATATCCCACAAAAAGGAGAGCTTCACAAAATGTTCACTTTCTGTACCTCCACTGTATATATAGGTGCCGACTTCTATTCAACCAACGCCTATTCATATATCTTCGCCAATCCCCGTATCAGCAGCATGACCGTGGATGTATCGGTGGACCTGCAACAAATAATAGGTCGCCAAAGACTTGAGGAAAACCCTTTCCGGAATTCAGCCACACTTTATTTCAACACCAGGGAATCCAGAGTGGACCGGCAAGCACTTGAAGAAGCGGTCAGGGAAAAGAAGGAGAAGACCCAAAGACAGATTAAGAACTATACAGTCGCCCCCTACAAGAATGAAATGCTCC